ACAAAACCCGGATGTACTGGTCGGGCTAAAGCATTAGCAAAAACTTTTAAAAAAATTAGAGGAGGGGCATGATATGCCTGGATTAGGAACAATTAGAAGAGCAGTAAAGACAGCAACAAAGAAGCGGCCCGGTAGACGTTCTAAAAAAGGTCGTAAAGTTATTCCTGAACATATAAAGAATAAAGCAAAAGCTGCTGGATATTCTTCTGTTAAAAAATGGAAGGAAGCTGGAAGTCCTGAACCTAAAAAGAAATCAAAAGGGAAGGGAAAGAAAGACCCAAGTACTTTAACTGCAAAAGAAAAAGCAGCAATTAAAAAAAAGAACGAAAGAAATAGAAGGGCTGCTAAACTAAGACAAGAAAGATTTGAAACCCGTAATCCTGGAATTATGGCATCACAAGCTGCTGATGCAAAAGCGCAAAAAATGTCAGAACAGCCTACAGCACAAGCTGTTAGAGCTGCTGTTCCTTCAGGGGGAAAAAGGCTTCCTGTATTTGCTCCAGGTCTTTATCCTCCTCCAAGGTCTAGTATTGCAGGTCAATCAGTAGAAGCAGGACCGTTAAGATCAAAGGTTATTCCTCCTGGTACAACTAGAAAAGATAGAGTTTCTCCTGCAAGAAGGAGACAGCTTGTAAGGAGTGGTATGGCAGGTGTTGATCCTAAAACAGGATTACTAACACAAAAAGGAACTTTTGCTCCTCCTCGTCGTAATACTGGTGAAGAAATGGGTATACTCAGTCCTATTGATGAAGAAGATATTTTAAGCAATCAAGGAATGAGTATAATAGAACCACGTAAAAAGGGTGGCAAAGTAAAGAAAAAATCTAGTAAAAAATCCTCTAAAGGAGTCGGTGTTGGTGCTGCACTTAGAGGACATGGTGCAGTAAGAAAAAATAGGAGGACATAAATTATGGCATTCGGAACAATAGGTAAAGCAATTAAAGCAGTTGTAAAAAAGAGGCCAAAAACAGGAAGAAAAACAGGTTCGTTGGAAATGGACAGCCCTTTGGGTATTACAGATACTCCCGCAGCCCGTCGAGCAAAAAAAGGTTTTAGGGTAAAACGAGGGGGTTCTCGTGATCCTTCAGAGGAAGCAGCATCAAAGGCTCAACAAGCTGAACGTGGAGTTCAACCAGATAAAGTAAAGGCTGCTAGAGCAAGAGTTTCTCCTGCTCGTAAAACAGCTATAGATAAAATGGATGCTGGAGAGATTGCTCAGAAGTATACTGGCGCACAAATTGCAGCTATGCAACGAAAGTTTAAAGATCCTAAAGTTTTAAAAAAGCTTAAAAAGGCTAGAGAATATAGAACGGATTTAGTAGATACTCTTGAAGATACAGCTAACTTAAGAGGAACAATACCACCTCGAAAAGAAGAGAGGCAATATAGGAAAAGAGGTGGAAAAGTAGGATCTGCAAAACGTAAATCTAAATCAAGACCTAAAGGTGTAGGTGCTGCTCAACGTGGTTGGGGAGCAACAGGTAAATCCTAATGCCTTATAAAAGATTGGGCAAAACTGTATATAAAAAAGTTAATAAGACTTGGAGAAAAAAAGCTACTGCAAGTTCTATAGAAAATGCAAAGAAAATGATAAAATTATTATATTCAAAAGAAAAGAATGAATAGGAGGGAATATAAAATGTCAGGTAGAATTTCACCTAGTATAGCAAATATGGATAATAGAAATAATGCAGTTAGTAGGAAAACAACGTCAACTCCTGCAAAGAAAACTAAAAAGAAAACTAGAAAGCCAGAAGGATATACTGCTCGGAAAGATGAATCAGTAGCAGCTAGGTTGGGCGCAGGTCCAGCTTCTAAACGAAAAGCTAGACGAGATGAGTCTTATGGTGCTTATGGAAGTACCGCTGCCAAACCAAGAGGCGGTGGTAAGATTAACGTATAAGGATAAGTTTAATGGCTGTTTCAGGTACATATAACTTCAATCTTGATATAGATGAGGTAATACAAGAAGCTACTGAAATGCTGGGTGGTGAACAAACGCTTGGGCATGAGCCAGCATCTGCCAGACGTTCTATTAATATCATGTTGAAGGATTGGCAAAATCGTGGTATTATGTTATGGACAACAGCAGTTACACTCGTAACTGTTTCTACAAGTGTTACAAGTTATGATCTAGGTTCAAATATTTTGGACGTAATGGAGTTGGTAGTGAATCGAGACAATGTTGATTTACAGGCCCAAAGAATTACGTTTGAAGAATATATGCTTATTCCTAGAAAGTCACAGACTGGAAGGGCCAGTCAATGGACACTTAAAAGAAATAGAGATAATCCTACTATTTCAGTATGGCCTATTCCTGCAAATACAACTGATATTTTAAAAATAGAAACAATTAGTGAGCTTGAAGATGTTAATCAATCGGCCATCCAGAATGCAGATATACCTAAGTATTTTCTACCTCCTCTCACTTGTGGTTTGTCTTATTATTTGGGTATGAAACGAGCCGGTATTCCAGATACCAGAATTGCTATGCTTAAACAAAACTATGAAGAATTGTTACAGAGAGCAATGGAAGAAAATAGACAAAGATCAAGTATGTTTATTAGACCAAGATTAAGATGGTATTAAAATGGCAAGTGGAAAAAACTCATGGGCAATATGTGATATATGTGGTTGGAGATACAAACATTCTGTAATGCAGATGAACAGTTATGGATTGTTAGTATGTCCACAAGATTTTGAAGGAGCGTTTGATTTAAAAAATAACCCACAAAATAAGGTTCCAGATGTAAGGGATAATCCTAATATTCCCAATCCTAGACCTGAACCTTTTCCAGGTGGACAAAATCTTTTATGGGAACAAGTTACTTCTAATTGGGAAGATGAAACAAATTATTGGAATTTGATATGACAGAATTAACAGGAAAACAAATAGCAAGCACTTATAAGCAACTTTTAAAAATAGGTGTATCAACTAATACTGGTGTATCTACTACACTTCAGACTGTACAAAGTGGTGATGGTACAAACTCTGCATTACAGATAGCAACAGGTAAAGTTGCAGTTGCAGGAGAACTAAGTGTAAGTGGAGACTTTTCGATAGGTAATCTTAAAGTAAATAAGATTAATGTTTCAACTTGTATAAGTGCAACTAATTTAGTAGCTGCTACTGGATCTTTTACTACAAAGGTATCAGGTGTAGCAGGTGAGTTTAGTGGAACAGTTTGTGCTGCAACATTTGATGGTGCTTTAACTGGTGATGTAACAGGAGATATTGATGGTGCAATAGGATCATTTAGTGCATGTATAAGTGCAACTAATTTAGTAGCTGCTACTGGATCTTTTACTACAAAAGTTTCAGGTGTAGCAGGTGAGTTTAGTGGTACTGTGTGTGCTGCAACATTTGATGGTGCTTTAACAGGTGATGTTACTGGGGATATAGATGGAGCTACTGGTTCGTTTTCAGCTTGTATTAGTGCAACCAATCTTGTTGCAGCTACAGGAAGTTTTACTACAAAAGTATCAGGAGTAGCTGCTGAATTTAGTGGTAATGTTTGTGCTGCTGAATTTTATGGAGGTGGTGCAAATATAACAGGTATAACTCATCCAACATCAGTGGCAGCAATGACTATTAATACTTTGGGTGTGGTAACAGCAGCTTCTATTACTTCATTGGTAGCACCTCATGGTTCATTTACTACAAAAGTTTCAGGTGTAGATGGTGAGTTTAGTGGTACTGTATGTGCAGCTACCTTTGATGGTGCTTTAACAGGTGATGTTACTGGTGATTTAACGGGTGATGTTACTGGTGATTTAACGGGTGATGTTACTGGTGATTTAACGGGTGATGTTACTGGTGATATTACTGGGGATATTGATGGTGCAGTAGGCTCATTTTCAGCATGTATTAGTGTAACTAATCTTGTAGCTGAAACAGGCTCATTTACTACCAAAGTCTCAGGTGTAGCAGGAGAATTTAGTGGTACTGTGTGTGCAGCCACTTTTGATGGTGCTTTAACTGGAGATGTTACTGGTGATATTGACGGGGCAACAGGTTCCTTTAGTGCGTGTATAAGTGCAACAAATCTAGTTGTAGCTACAGGTTCTTTCACAACTAAAGTTTCAGGCGTAGCTGCTGAATTTTCAGGAAATGTCTGTGCATCAGAATATTACGGTGATGGTAGTAATTTAACTAATTTACCTTCTGCTCCTACTTCAGTAGCTTCATTTACTATAAATCAGTTAGGGGTTGTAACTGCTGCATCTATTACTTCTTTGGTAGCTCCACATGGATCGTTTACTACCAAAGTATCAGGTGTAGCTGCGGAATTTAGTGGTAATGTATGTGCCTCAGAATATTACGGAGGAGGTAGTAATCTTACAGGTATATCAACATCGTTTACTGGTATTGCCTCAAACATAACTCCAGATGGAGATGGGACTCGTGATATCGGTACATTAAGTACGGGATTTAAAGATATCTATCAAACCCTTCCTCCGTTTATTGCAGATATGAGGATGCAGAGTTTCACACTATGGATTTCAAATGAAAGTGGAACTCTTAAACACAACTTTAGTAACTCTCAGGATATTCTTGGCTCTGTGACATTACTTTCTACCGTTGCTGGCAGCCCAGGCGGTTCATTAACGACAACACCAACAGTTGATTCAAGCACAGCTATGGCTAGTGGTGGGGGCATTCTTTCTAGCGATACCACCAGTTTTGTAATAGATACAATTAATGCTCAACTGGATGCTGGTGGTGCCTTAATATTTGGTATCGCTACAATCGCTAGAGGTACTATAGGAACAGATAATGTTTATGCAGTTTATAGGCACAATAATTCTAATATTAATGGAACGACAAAAATTAGACCGATTATCACATTTTTTACTAATACTGGTGGTGCTTGGAATATCAACACAACGAATATCGCTACTTCTAAAAGTATAGGTGTTCAAGTGTTGATGGGTATAGCATAAGGAGATTTTGAAATGGCAACTAAAGAAGAAAAAATCAAACAGGCTCGTTCAGATAGATGGTTTGCTATGAATGGTTGGAGAAATGGTGGGCCAGATGGTTCTGCAAGATGGTCAGGTGATGATCCCTCAAAAGCTGATGCAAAAATTCTAACTGAAATGGATATAATATGGATGAAGATGATGCTATCGGTAGAAGGGTTGAACTCCGATACAAAAACAAAATATGAGACAATTGTTAACGCTGAACAAGCTGAATTTGAGCGTTTAGATGCAATATATGAAAATATTAAGGCCACAGCAGAAGATGATTAAGGGAGA